AGTCGGTTGGGGGAAGGAAAGTAATGGAGCTACAATTTCAATTGAGGATTTAATCGTCCTTGCAACATCGGAAAAGTCCCCTATTGGAACATTGAGCGAAAAGACTAATAATAGTTCAGGTAAAAACATTGAAGTTTATATTGTCAGAGGTTCAATGCCCGACCATTACTTGAAAGACAACAACGATATGGAGTATTACTGCCCACAAGTTCAGGTTGTGGCTTACTACACAGACAAAGATAGCAACAAGGTTGGTGTAACACTTTATCGCAAAGAAGATGACGGAGAATCAATCAAGTTCCACACATCTAAAAAGGTATTCCAAAGAGCTTTGGGACGAGGAGTGGGAGAGACTTTGATACATCCGCAGATATGGACTAACTTCTTGACGATTCATAAGACGAATATGCTGGAAGCTGGCTCTAAGGTTCCTCTTTACACAGACGACCCTAACTATACCCAGAAAAACAAGATTCAGGACATGGACAATCTTGAAGTTACAACCATTGAAGATGGTAAAAGAATCTATCAAGTTCCTACAGTAGCTCCTGCAAATATTCAGCTTTATGAACGAGAAATAAACGATTGGTACATCCACGCACAAAATAGTGGTCAAGCTAATGACCCTATAATGGGAGTTGAGGCAAAGTCTGGTACGACATTCAAAGGTCAAGAACGCTCTGTGGCTCAAGGTAGAGGAACACACGATAGACGTAGAGGTCAGAGGGCGAAGTTCATTGAGGAGTTGTACCGAGATGGAATTATCCCCGATATGATTAAGGAGATTACTGAAGGTAAGAAGTTTATGGCAACACTTTCTTCGGAGGAATTACTGTGGGTATCGGAACAGGTTGCAAAGAATCTAACTACAAAAAGAACTATTGACCTGATACTTGAAAACAAAGTAGATGTAAATGCAGAGACACAAGCTACATACGAAGCTATGTTCAAGAAAGATGTTTTAAAGAAAGGTAACAGACAACTCATAGAGATTTTGAAAGGAGAGTTTGATGGCGTGGCTTCTACTATCGGAATAAGCGTTGGTAATAAACAGAAAAATCTAGCAGACTTATCAGATAAAGTTTTGAGTATATTCCAGTTTATTTTCGGCAACCCTCAAGGCTTTATGCAGGCTATGCAAATACCAGCATTACAGAAATCGTTTGAGAAAATCCTAGAGTTCTCTGGTATGTCAATCGGAGACTTCTCATCGCTTATGCAACCTATGCAACAGGCTATAGAATCCCCTATGCAACCACAGCAAGCTCCAAATGAAATGGCTCTTAATACACAATGATAAACGAAAATCAAAAATCTAGGATAACTCGTTTCCTCAATGATGAGGCAACTTCTGATGCTGTAAAGCAAGCAATACTAAATTCATTTTTAAAATCTAAACCAAATCGTGATGTTTATCAGTTAGCTGCCTCTCGTTTAGCGATAGATATGCTAGATGAAGCGTGGAGGGATTTGGAAAGATTTAAAGATAGTGTAAATGAAAAGATTAGTGTGGGAAAGCAGGTTGGTTTGTAGTAGACAAATTGAATATGGTATAATAATAAATATAATAATAAATATATGGCACTAGATAAATACAAAATGTCCAGTTTAAAGGACAAGATAGAAGCACAAGAGGTTAAGGTAGATGTTAAGGTGGTGGAAAAACCAAAAAAGGTCGCTAAAGAAGTTAAGAAAAATAAATAATGAAAAATTATAGTTTAGGACAGAAGGTTCTCGGAGCAATAGTAGGTTTATTTGCTCTGTTTGGTGTTACTGTAGGTGTTAATAATTTAGGAAGTGTATCTGATGGTCAAGCATATAACGCTACATCAACATACAATTATTCAGGAGCACAAAACCTTGCAACAAGTGTTCAGTTAAAATCTTATGGAGGTACTTTTGGCTCGGTAGTAATCACAGGAGCGGTAGCTGGTAAAATTAGAGTTCAAGACGCTACATCAACGACAGATGTTTCGTCTACAACAATCACAGTATTCCCAGCAAGCACAGCGGCTGGTACTTATACATTTTACTCCGCCTTTACAAGAGGATTAATTGTGGAAACGGTTGATACTTTAGTGCCGACATCTACGATTACTTGGAGATAGTTATTTGGTTATCGTCACCACCCAACAACGAAGCTTAAAAAAGGGTATCGTTTCCCCCAAACGAAATAAAAAACCTTATCATTTATGGACGAAAATGAAACAAAAACAGAAGGTGCAACTGATACAAATGACACCACCGTAGAAGCTGAAACAGTGTCTGTCCCTAAATCGGACTATGACAAACTGAATCAAACTCTAGGCTCTCTTAAAAGGGAACTCAAAGACTTGAAAAAGCCAAAAGAGGAAACTAAAGAGACCAAAGAAACTTCTGCAAAACCAGACAGCAATCTAATAGAAAAAGCGTTCCTCCGTTCGGCTCAAATAACCGACAAGGAAGAAGTAGAACTTGCTCTATCAACTGCTAAGAAGTGGGGTGTAAGCGTAGATACACTGGTTGATGACGAGGATTTCAAGGTAAAACTTGATAAACTTCGCACCAACAAAGCTAATATTGCCGCTACATCAGACATTCGAGGCAGTGGAGGTACTTCGCAAGCGAAAATGACTACAGAGTATTGGAAGGCTAAAGGCACACGCCCTACACCTGCAGATATTCCTGATAGAAAGACTCGTGTCAAAGTCATAAGAGACTTGATGGCAGGTTCCAAAAGTGGAGCAAAGTTCTACAACGAATAATATAGGTTGTTATAAGTCTGGTCATTAAAAGACTAAACTTATAAAATAAATGTCAGTAGCTTGACATACTAGGCTACTATAAATCTTCTCTGATTGAGCTGAAAACCCTGAAGAGGACAACAGCGGCGAAGAGAGTTCCTTGAAAACCCAATATTTACGATTGACAACAGATACCATAACATATATCATAGTATTTATGATTATAACTAGGTATCGCAATGGAAAAAAACAAGTTTTTGAATTACCGGAAGCAAGTAGGCAAAGAATTGTTAATGGTTTAAAAACCAGAAAAATATCTCCAAATGTTATTTCCCATTTTTCTAATTTAAACAAAGGAAAAACTGGAAAGAATCATCCTTGCTGGAAAGAATGTAAAAAACGTCCGTTGTATCAAGCAATTCGTCAATTATATGAGTATCGTGAATGGAGAAAAAAAATTTATAATAGAGATAATTATACTTGCGTTCTCTGTGGTAAAAGGGGTGGCGATAAACAAGCCGACCATTTTCCTAAAAGATTCATAGATATTATAAAAGAATTTTCTATAGATACTATAGATAAAGCACAAAATTGTAATGCTCTTTGGATTGCCGAAGGCAGAACACTTTGTATAAAGTGTCACAGAAATACTTTTAATTGGGGTAGAAACTTTCACGCTAAGAGACTGAGCGAGAAGACTTCCTAACGGAAGATGCGACAGTCCGCTCTGCGACAATAACAAAATAAATCGCAGACGTTGGCAGAAATGACCAACGCTCCATAAGGAGTAACAAAAAGGAATACTATCACTTTTTCAACAGAATTTGAAGATGTGTTACAAGATAGGCTTGACCACCCAACTACTTGGAAAGAAATGTGCGATGTTACTTACTCTAACACTCGTGTCATTTCTTCTTCGTATATGTCCACGACTCCTTCGGTTCAGACCGTAACACGTGGAACAGGTCACTCTATGCAAACATTTGCAGAGACAGCAGAGACCCTTACAATTTCGACAGGACGAGACCTCGGTCTATTCGTAGACTGGGCAGACCTCGCACAGTCAGATTGGACGAAGCCAGTAGAATTGTTTGACCGCATTGGTGCTCTATTGAATGAGTACATTGAGTCAGCAGTTCTAGCAAGACACGCTTCTTGGACTGACTTTGACAATGCTTCTATCGGTGGTTCAGCAGGAAACATTACAGTTTCAGCAGCAAACATTGATGACATTATCAGAGGTGTTAAGAGAGAGATTCGTGAGGCAAACGGTCAGTCACAAATGAACCGCAATGGTGTAGGTTTCGTATGGAGACCAGCAGATTTCGAGATTCTTGAAGCGTTCACTCAGGCAAACGGTGCAGGTACAATGAATGAGAACTTCCTAAAGGAAGGAACAGTTGAAGGACTCAAATATCTTGGTGCTTACCATTACTGGTCAAACGACTTTACCGCAGGACACGTTTTTGCGGGAGTTCGCAAGATTGAGAGACTAGGTATCCTTAAAGGTACTTATGGAAAGGCTCACACCATTGACTTCCCAGCAGGAGATACAAATACCTACCTTTCAGGCAGGTCATTCTACTCCCGTGTAGATATTGGTCATCTAACACCTACAGCTCACGTTGGATTGGTGTTTGATGTAAACGTAGCATAACAATTATCATTTAATCACAATCTATGACTAATAAATCAATAGTACTAGTGGCGATTGTGATAATTGCTATCGCAATCGGAGGATATTTCTTTCCAAGCGTTACTAATGTTGTAACAGAAAAAATTGTAGAAAGGTTAGGCGGTGTTTCAGGACCAGACACATATTTTCCTTATACAGCAAATAACAACTTGCAGAAATATGGTGAAACTAAAGGACTTACAACAGCAACGACTACGGTTTGTGCTATTAAAAGCCCTTCAGCAACCTCGACACTTGTATTCGGCGGTATAAATTTCCAGACATCATCTACTACGGCAACGACTGTTACGTTAGCTAAGGCAGCAACAGGATTTGCAACAACTACAGCTTTGAACACACTATCACTCGGTGCTAACGCACAGGGTGCTCAAATCGCTACTTCCTCGACAGCAGCGGTTGGTGTTGTATCAAACAACATATTCGGTCCTAACGAATATTTCGTTGTAGGTATGGCGGGTGGTATAGGAAACTTTAGTCCCGTTGGTACTTGTTCAGCAGAGTTCGTAAGGATTTAATTCCTGACTTTACCCATCAAAGTTTGGTGGGTAGGTCTCAGTAAATAAATAAAACAAAATGTCAATTTCATTTTCGGCCACAAACGCGGGAATAGTAGAACAAGCAAGATCGCTTGCTGGTGTTGATTCAACACAATGGCCTGTCCAAAAGGTTGTTAATTCTGCTAACAACTGGCACGACTTCGTTACTGGTTACGCTATCGGTGCAGATAAAAGATTCCAATGGGACGACACGAATCATACGGCTCTCCCAGAGGGTACGACTGACTTAACGGCAAACGTAACCGATTATTCGTTTCTAACAGATGAGCAAGGAAACTCAATCGTTACACTTACAGGAATTTCGCTTATAGATTCCGACAGTGTTGAATATCCACTTAAACTTGTTGATAGGAATGACCCTGACTATGACATATCGTCATTCGGTAAAAACTCTGGCACTCCTACTTGTTACGACAAAATTGCTGATAACATAATCCGCCTTGATACCAAACCTTCGGCTACAGATGCAAGTACCTATGACATAAAGTTCTATTTCCAGCGTATGGGTTCTTACTTCACTTCATCTGATACTACGAAGTCTCCTGGCGTCTCTCCTCTACTTCACAGGGGTTATGTTATTGCTTGTGCTTACGACATAGCTTTAACTCTCGGATTAGCTAACCTTTCCGCCCTGTCAGTCGAAAGAGGAAAAGAAGAGCAAAAGATGATTGCATACTTTGCCGTGAGGAGCAGGGATGAAAGGTCGAGACTTACGATGAAGAAAATTAACTACATCTAAAATGGCTATAACGAATACGGCTAAACCTTCCGCTCCTAGCTTCACAAACACAGCACGAGTTTTAACTGGTGAAACATGGGCGTCTATTGTAACGACTTGGGCTTCTGAAACACGCACTTGGGCAGGTATGGTTAGTTTTATGACCAACGTTGCTCGTGTGTCGGCCAATATTACTAACGTAGCAAAACCTTAATGGCAACTATTGTAACAATCGCGGCTGGAGACCTCATCACAAATTCAAGGGCAGACCTG